AACCATAGATATAATGCGTAACAGGCAAACAAATAGATTGTTGCCACGCCTACATCTACTAAATGTTCACGCATGTGGTAAATAAATTCTATACCTGCTTGTACATCACCCATACTACTATTTCCCTCTACATTCACTATCTTTGTACCCTCAAAATTTTCAATTGTTTGTTCCATTTAGAATCCTTCTACTATCTTCTCTTTAGTCATTATTTCTGTTTCTCTAAAATTTAATGTCATATTAATTTCTGTAGGCGCAGGTAATGACCCCATGTCTGTTTGAATTGGTCTAAAGTGTTGAGTTTCACCACCAGGACCGTAATCTACATCCATACCTGTCAATACACTACCAGCCGCAAATGGGTACCATGTGTTCTCTACGCCTTGAAACATGTAATGGACTTCAAATTCACTAGGGAATATTAGATGACGACCTACTTCTTGGTTCTGTACTCGTTCAGGTAACATATGAAACTTAAATAACTTAATAATATTATCTACTGTACGCACTTCGCTTTCACTTCTTGGTGTAAATCTAAAACTAAAACTATATTCACGCAGGTCAACAGATTGAAATATTGCCTCAACTGCTGGGTTCAATGCCTTTTGCATACCTTTTCTCAATACGCCTTCTAAATCTCCTGCACCTACAAGACTTGTAATACTTGCCCCTATTTTTAAACCCATTGTGTCTATAAATGCGTCTTTGATTGTGTTAAATGTACCTGTATCAGAAAAGTTTTGTAACATACTATCAATACTTGTACTATCTGCTAACTGAGCACCTAATACACCTGCAAGACCTGTCTCGCTGTTCTTATAATTTGCGCCATACTTTTGTTTGATGTTTGGTGGCATGTATAGAGATATAACATCACTTGTACGCTTTAGTCTACCACTTCTTTTTAATGCGCCACTTAAACTCTTTTCATCACCTCGTTTTGCCAACTTCTCATTACCTTTGTAAGGATAAGCAGTAGAAGCTGATGATGATATACCCTCAGCTTTCTTATGATTTTTAATAACTGTTTTTTGTTGACCTCTTTGACCAGCAGCCTGACTTACATTTGATACTGTCTTTGTTTGTTGTGGTCCTGAATATCTACTTTTAGATACTTCGTAAATATAAAACATTAGATAGTGACCAAATTCGTTTGTACCTAGGTCATCAGGATATTGTATTGTACCTAGTGAGTATTTGTTTCGTTCAGTATTTAGATGTGCTGTTGATGTATTACTTCGTGTCTTTCTGGATAGGTCTACACCTGCAGCTGCTGATGCTTGACTTGAACCACCTAATATACCGCCAAATAATTGACTTCTTAATCTTTGTGCAATGCTTGCCATATGACTATTTATGTGTTATAACGGTGGTATTGTTGACCAATGTTTTAAAACATCCTCAGTTATGATTTGAAATTTATAGTCTCTTTTCTTACAATATTGTTCACAGGCTTGCCATTTTGCTTGATTTATGATATACTGTTCAGTAGTATATCTCCAGTCTTTTGTCTTTCTCTTTGGCGTAGGTGGTAACTTCGTGTACTTTTTAGGCTTGATTTCTAGCACGGATTGTGTTATAATACCTTCTTTGTTCTTATATTTCAACCATATGTCTGGGAAATATCTGTGTATCTTATTATCAAACGGACTACGGTATGGTACAAAAAACTCCTCACTTGACCATTGTATAACAGCAGGCGAAAGGTCGCAATATTTGAACACTATCTTTTCCCAACTACTTCTAAATATAATGTTTGTAGGGTCACCTTTATACTTACTTTTATTGATTGGTCTGTACTTATTAGATACTGCCATCTTATGTTGGTACTTGCCTATTTTCTTCTTAGCCATTCCATTATTTAGGCATAAATAGTAACATGGCAAGTGTTTTTGATACAATTAGACAGGCAGCAGGCGATAGAGACTTATCTATCAATTGGTATAAGAAGAAGGTCGCTGAATTATCTAACAAGATAACAGCAGCTAGACTTATGCGTTCAGGTCGTTTATACAATACACCTAAAACTGGTGCTTTAAATTTCTTTCGTTATGACCCAAAGTTAAAAGGTGTGTTACCATACTATGATATATTCCCATTGGTCTTGCCTATACAATCTGCACCAGGAGGGTTTCTTGGTGTGAATTTTCATTATTTACCTGTACCTTTACGCATGAAATTATTTGAGACACTTGACAAGAAAAATTTTACAGGTAGTTATAAGGCATTAAAAAATATAAAAGAAATTAAACCAACTATAAAACATTATTTGCGTTCACAATTAAAATCTGGATTTCTTCGTTTAGATGAGGATGATTTTGCACCTGCAATATTCATGCCAGTTCAATCATTTAAGAAAGCAAGTGTAGGTAAGGTATGGTCAGATAGTAGGAGAATGATTTAATGGCAATTTTTAGACAAGGTAAAAGAGTAGGACCTTTTGATATAAGGTTAGGACTTCCAAGAGGTAGAGAATATGATAATATTCCTGGTGATCCTAGAGTAAAACAAAAGGCAAACCCTGAAACAACAGTAAATCGTTTTAGAGGCGCATTATCAACTGGTGAGGGTGTTGCTCGTGGTACTCGTTTTCTTGTCAACATTACATTACCATCTAAACTAGTCGCTGATAGTAGATTTGGTGGTAATTTAGAAGCTGCTAACTCACAAACTGCTAACAATAATAATGTAGATATGGCACAGCAAGTCGCCTTGATGTGTACTAATATCACTATGCCAGCAAGAACATTTAATACAAGTCCATATCGTATTGCTGGTGCAAGTTATAAATACCCTACAAGTGTTCAATATAGTGATATAACTGCAACATTTATAGGTGATAAATTTTTAAGATTACGAAGCTTCTTTGAAAATTGGCAATCATTGGTATATGATAATCAAACTGGTATGTTTAACTTTTATAAAGAGTACACAGCACCAGTAGATGTATTTCAATTAGGGTCATTTCAAACAGCAGAGGATAGAGACAGAGCAACATATGGTATCAGAATGAGAGAAGCATTCCCATCAGTAATAGGTGAGGTGCAATACGATAGTGGTACACAAAATAGTTATGTTGCAATAACAGTAACCTTCTCATATAGAGATTGGTTAAATTTTGACCTAGATATAGACAGTACCGGTAAGGTAGGTGGTCTATCATCTGGTGAAATTAAACCTGGTGGTGGATTCTTATCTGGATTACCACCTGAATTAAGACGAACAGGCCGTGATGTATTGAATGGATTGAAACGGTCTATTCCAATTGGTAAAGTATTTGGTGGTAAAATATTCCCACCACTTACATTTTAAATTATAAAGGAGATTAGATTATGGCTTTGCCACTACTAAACACACAAACATTTGAGCTTAACATACCAAGCACAGATGAAAAAATAAAATTCAGACCCTTTCTTGTGAAGGAGGAAAAAATTCTTCTACAAGCACAGGAAGGTAAAGATACGGAGATGATTGACGCTTTAATGACTATTATTAGTAACTGTACATTTGGGAAAATAAATCCAGAACAACATCCATCATTTGATATGGAGTACATATTTCTAAAAATAAGAAGTAAAGCAGTAGGTGAAAAAGTATCGTTAAACTTAACATGTCCTGATGATAATGAAACTAAAGTAAAAAGTACGGTAGACTTATCAAAGGTTGAGGTTGAGGTTGAAGACGGACACACAAACAAAATAGAATTAACAGATAATGTTAGTGTAGTTATGAGATATCCAACAGTAAAAACATTTGCTGGAAGAGATTTAAAGAAACTATCACCTGTTGATACTATTGCTATGACTGGACAATGTATTCATCAAATTATTGATGGCGTTGAAACATATGAAGCAAATGACTTGTCAGAAAAAGAGATATCTGATTTTTTAGAAAACTTAACACAAACACAGTTTGCTAAAATACAAGGCTTCTTTGCAACAATGCCTAGATTAAAGCATGTCGTAAATGTAACTAACCCTAAAACTAAAAAGAAGGGTAAAGTAACATTAGAAGGTATGCAAAGTTTTTTTTAATATGCCTCTCTCATATTAATTTAGAACAATTTTATGAATTGAATTTTAAAATGATACAGTTACACCATTGGTCGTTAACTGAAATTGAAAATATGTTACCATATGAGCGTGAAGTTTACCTTGCTTTATTGAATGAACATATAAAGGAAGAAAACAACAAATATAGAGAGGCACAAAGGAAGAGATAACAACATGGCTGAAGAAACAGTTACACAAAAGACAACACACCCAGCAGATACAAATGCTGATGGTGTGGTAAGTCCAGAAGAGCACAAAATGTATTTAGAGTTCAAGCGAAAAGAGTTAGAAGACGCTGACGCAATGAGAGACGCACAAAGAACAATGGCATGGTATTCATTATATGGAATGTTGATGTACCCTGTAGCAGTAATTTTAGCAAATCTTGCTGGATTAGAACAAGGCGCAAAAATACTAGGTGATATGGCAGGTGTATATTTTATCGCTGTTGCAGGTATCGTTGCTGCCTTCTTTGGTGCTCAAGCATTAGGTAAAAAGAAATAATAAGTTATGGCTGATTTTAAAGATTTAATAATTAGACTACAGGAAAATAAAGCAGATAACCGTGAGGTTATTGAAACGCAAACTAGAGACCTGTCTTCTACTGTTGTTGAAACCGCAAAGACACAGAATAGGTCTTTTGGTCAGTCTTTGGCATTACAATTCAAAAGAAATAACGAAGGTCTATCTGGTATAAGGGATTCATTTACTAATAACTTCCAGGAGATGATAATGTCTGCTGAAGAGCAGGCAAATGCCGCTGCTGATAGACAACAAACACTTGCTGATGAAGCAGAAAGAAAATCACTACTTGCAAAAGGTGGTGGTAAAGGTGGTGATGGCGGCGAAGCAGCTGGTGTTGGTAAAGAGACTAAAAAAGGTCTAGCAGGCATACTTGGTAAATTAGGTATGGGTGCCGGTGCCGCTATGTTAGGTGGTGGTGCATTACTTGCTGGTGCAGGTATACTTGCCGGTGGTGCAGGATACTTACTCAAAGAATTGAATGATATGGACGGTAAGGCAATCCGTGCCAATGTAAAAGAATTAATGGGCATATCTGACGATATGGGAGGTAAAGCAGAGTTCTTTTTAGAAGGAGGAACATTCTTAGCCGCAATGACTGGTATTGGTCTTGGTTTAGCCGCATTTAGTATTGGTGCTGGTGTCGCAGCTGCTGTAGACCATTTCTCTAAAGAAAGTGAATTTGCTGTCAACATAAGAAAAAATGTAAAAGAATTATTATCAATAGAAGACGACCATGGCGGGACTATGGACTTCTTAGCAAAAGGTGGTACTTTTGGTATTGCTATGACAGCAATTGGTTTTGGTCTTGCCGCTGTAAGTGCTGGTGTTGCCGTATCAAAAGCATTTGATATGTTCAGTCAAGGTGATAATCAATTTGCTGTTAATATAAGAAAAAATGTAAAAGAATTATTAAGTATTAATGATGACCACGGTGGGTCTATGGAGTTCTTATCAAAAGGTGGAGGATTCTTTGTTGCAATGACAGCAATAGGTGCTGGTCTTGCCGTATTTGGTGTAGGTAGTGCCGTTGCAACACTTGTAGATACTGGTGGTCTCTTTGCAAATCCTGATTGGGCAACATCAATAGTTAAAAATGTTTCAACACTATTAGGTATTAATGATTTATTTGAAGGTTTTGGAGATGTTCTAATAGAAGGAGGTACATTCTTTATTGCAATGTCAGCTATCGCTGCCGGTCTAACAGTATTTTCTGCCGGTACTGCCGTAGCGGCATTGGTTGACGCTGGTGGTAATTTTGCAAATAAAGAATGGGCACAATCTATCGTAGATAATGTTGAAACACTATTAACGATAGCATCCTTGCCAGGCGTACTGGTTGATACTGCAGCTTTTGTTGCTACAATGACTGGGATTGGTGCTGGCTTAATTGCATTTAGTGTTGGTAAGGCTGGGGCAGGTCTGGCAGAAGCAATAACACAATTCTCTGGCACAGATAACTTCGCACAAACAATCAAAGACAATGTAAAAGATTTATTAAGTATTACTGCTGATGAAAACATCA